TCAATTCCTAAAGGAGCCTACGGTTTCCCAGGGATCAGCTTTGACGATCCAGAACTATGCGAAAACATTGGTAATACTCGCGACTGACCAGCGTAATGCAGCTAAGGGATTTAACCCCAGTGCATTTACAATTGAAGAGTTAGAAAAAATGGAAAAGGAGCTAACACATGCGAGCAGTAACGAGACTAGCGGACCCGAGTGACTTAAACTTTATACTCAATTCTTTCCTAAAGAGTCTGCGGGCTTACCCTGCATTTGAACATATCCCTAATGATATCTACTACGTCGAGCAAAAAATCGTCCTAGAAGAGTACATCTCCGCCAACCGACCGATAATCCTATGTAACTCTGAAGACCCCGATCAAATTTTCGGGTACATCATCGGCTCTACCAACAAATGTACAAACTTTGTGTACATCAAGTATCCATACCGGAAGTTTGGCTTTGGCACCCGGCTTATGCTAACGCTACATCCCGATATTCTTGGTAAACCCATAAAGGCGTCGTATACATGCCGAAACTGGGGTGTTCTTAGCGAGAAGTTTAACCACGTCTATTCACCATTCCGGGGATAATATGAAACTTGCAGCAGCGCACTTCTTCAATCCCTGCCAAGTACCTTGTTCGGACGGGATCCGCCCTAAGCTGGTTACATCGGTACGCGACACCGAGTTCGATCTCGAATTACAAGACAACTTCATCATAGTGCGGGATAGGTCAACCCCGAATGGGACATCAGTAATGGTTACCATTTACAATACGTGCTGGATCATTCCTGCAGAGGTGCCTAATGTCATTAGCGAAGTCCCGAGCAGTCCAAATGGAACTCCAAAAAAGACGATTAAAAAAGACCCCATGGCTAGAGTCAAGCTTCCAACAACAAACTGATTTCATCAACGACCCAGCCAGGCTCAAAGCAGCTATATGCACACGCCGAGCGGGTAAGTCATATGGTATGGGCGAGTACGCAATCCGCACCTGCTGTGAGAACCCCGGCAGTTCCGTGCTCTTAATCGGTTTGACTCGTGAATCGATAAAACGTATCTACATTAAAGATGTGTTGTCGGTTATTAACAACCGGTATAGTCTCGGTGCAGAGTTCAATAAATCAGAATTAAGCATGACCTTTCCTAATGGATCGGTCTTGTACATGGCGGGTGCAGATGCAGACGAAAGCGAGATGCTCAAGTTCCTCGGCCAGAAGTTTCGGCTGGTTATTATTGACGAATCCTCGATGTACACTAACATCGATCTACGTGAACTTGTGTATGCCATCCTCAAACCGGCTGTGGCAGATTATCGCGGTACTATCGCCCTGATTGGTACCCCATCCAACTTCACAAACTCACTGTTCTTCGAGATCACTACAGGCAAGGAAGGCGGGTGGTCTACCCACTCCTGGACAGCCTACGACAATCCTCACATTGCTGAGCAATGGAAAGAGGAAATGGATTTCTTAAAATTACATCAACCCGGTATTGAATCTACTCCTCGTTTCCGCCAGCATTATCTGGGAGAGTGGTACGTCGATCTTTCCGCGTTGGTGTATAAATATTCCGCAGAGGTGAATAACGCTGCGAGTCTGCCCCTAGATCATGTATACCATTACGTGCTAGGGGTGGACTTGGGGTATGAGGATGCGACAGCATTCGTCCTGGGAGCCTACTCATTCTACGATCCTCGCCTATTTATAGTTTCGGTGTTCAAAGAGTCTAAAATGCTCTTGTCTGATGTTGCCATGAAAATTCAATTCTACCTCGACAGATATCAGGTCGGTACAGTAGTAGTGGATGGGGCGGCTAAGCAAGCAGTGGAGGAGATGAAACAACGGTACTCTCTTCCTCTTATATCGACAGAAAAAACACATAAACGCGATTTTATAGAACTTATGAATACCGACCTCCGAACTGGAAAGGTTGTTGTCTTACCTAGCTGCGAGGCGCTCACTGAAGAGTGGGCACTTTTGATCTGGGATGACAAGCAGCGCAAGGGCGGGAACTGGATCGAACATGCTGGTTGTGAAAATCATGCGGCCGATGCAGCCCTTTATATGTGGCGCTGGAGTTACAATTACGTAGCCCGACCTAAGCCCCCAGAGCTAACAACCGAGGGAGTGGTTGATCTCTGGTGGGATACACAAGCACTTGAACAACAACAAGAGAAAGAGAGTTCAGAGTCATGGAGTTCCTTTTAAATAACCAAGCAGTGGTTCTTGAATTTATAGACGCCTTACGCAGCCGTGGGGCCTCCCAAATATCCTTCGGCAGCCTAGATATTGACTTTGCATATACTGCGTCCCAGCCCGAGATTAAACCCCTTGGTGATACCCCCCAGTATGCGGAACTAACGCCCGCTGAGCTAGATGCACGGCTTTATGCTGAAACACTAAAACTTTGAGGTATTAAATGGCCGATATCCCTGTTATACATTACAACAAGTCGGCCCAAAACCTGGCTAACGCTAACCCCCGCTGGTGGACGGAGAAATCACAAGAGATTTACCAGCACATCTTTGGGTACCTGAGATCTCTAGAACAAGACCAGGGCCCGCGCCGCCTTCAATGGCTCCAGTTCGCCCGCCTATATCAGAACCAGGCTCCGGCAGGGTTCTTTTCAGGCGTGTCACAAGCTGGTATCGGTCAATCTGGTCTCAAAGATACCCCCGCAGTAAACGTAGTCAAGTCCTGCGTGGATACAGCCACATCTAAGATTGGTAAAACCAAGCCTAGGCCCCTATTCCTTACCGAAAACGGTAACTATAAACAACAATCTAAGGCTAAGAAACTGACCCAATATATGGACGGGCAGTTTGATATTATGCAGTTGTACGCGAAAGCGGCTGCAGTATTCAGAGACGGTTGTATCTTTGGTACCGGCGCTCTGAAGATATACATCGACAAGGACGCGGGCACAGTGGCGTGCGAACGAGTCCTCCCGGATGAGATTATTGTGGATGATGGTGAGGCTATTTATGGCAAGCCCCGCCAGCTTCACCAGAAGAAATACCTTAGTCGAGACGTCCTATCAGAGATGTTCCCTAAGCATAAAGAAGCCATCTACGAGGCACCTCTAGCCTTCGCATCTGTATCTAAATCAGCGGGTACTCCCGACCTTGTTAGGGTCGTCGAGAGCTGGCATTTACCCTCCTCCAAAGAGGCTACTGATGGCAAGCATAGTATCTGTCTGGAAAATGTTACTCTCTTTTCTGAAGAATATACAAAGGCGTGGTTCCCGTTCGTATTCTGGTCCTGGTCTTCTCGTGTGGCCGGATTCTGGGGTATGGGCCTTGCCGAAGAACTGTATGGAACTCAGCTCGAGATTAGTAAATTACTTCGAAACATACAACTTGCCATGCACCTTGTTGCAGTGCCCCGCGTGTGGGTCCAAAACGGTTCAAATGTTACTGCGTCCCATATCAATAACGAAATCGGGGCAGTGGTTAAATACAATGGTACAAAGCCCGAATTTTTTACACCAGCCGCAATGTCTTCTGAGATCTACGAGCATCTCCGTTGGCTCATCAAGTCGGCTTATGAACAGACAGGAATTAGCCAACTTTCTGCAAACGCTCAAAAACCAGCCGGGCTTGAGTCAGCTGTCGCACTTAGAGAGTTTCAGGATATTGAGTCGGAGCGGTTCCAAGTGGTTGGACAGCGATGGGAAGAGTTCTTCCTAGAGGCTACCAAAATTATTGTAGACCTGACCCGTGACATGGTCGAAATGGGTATCAAAGGCAAGGTCAAAGTTGCCAACAAGTCATTCATGGAGACTATTAAATGGTCTGAAGTGAACCTTGAAGAAGACGCCTACGTATTACGATGCTTCGCCGCCAACATCCTCCCTACAACCCCCGCTGGACGTCTCCAGAAGGTTCAAGAACTGGTTCAAGCTGGTTGGTTGTCGAAAGAACTTGGACGCAAGCTGCTTGACTTCCCTGATGTGGAAGCCGCAATGAAACAAGAACTTTCAAGTACCGAATTGACCGATAAAATGGTTGAGGGTATCTTGGATCGCGGTGAGTGGGCATCCCCAGAACCAGAAATGGATCTACAAGAAGCCCTGACTACCTCACAACACAGACTCATACAAGCTAGGTTAGATAAGGTGCCTGAAGAGAATATCGAATTGTTGACCCGGTGGAGGGAGACGATTAAGTCGATGTTACCTTCTCCTGAGCCAACGACAATTGATGCAGCCCCTCTAGCTGCTCCGATGGCCCCAGAACAGTCCCCTTTGCTACCAAACGTGCCTCAATAATTAGGAGTTAGAATGAGCACAGAAGCCGCCCCAGTAGTAGCCCCAGTCGTCGCATCAGAAGCCCCCGCAGCACCTACCCCAGACACGTCCTTTGATACCCGCCTAGCTGCGATATCGAAGCGTGAGCGGGAGATCCAACAGCAAGCTGCAGCCTTTAAGGCTGAAAAAGCTGGGATGATCTCTAAGGCAGAATTGGCCGCTCTTTGGAAGAGCGATAGGGCCAAGGTTCGGGAATACGTAGGTGCCTCTGAAGACGAGTGGACGATCAAGAACCCTGCTCCAGCAAAACCCGAAGATCCAGTCGCTGTAATGCGAGCTGAATTGGATGCGATGAAGCAGGAGAGAATTGACAAGGAACAGGCGGTTCTCGAAGCTGATTTTAAACAAGGTATATCATCCTTCGTCGCAGAAGGTGCAGATTCATATGAGCTAATATCTGCCTATAGCGCGACGGAGATGGTGTGGAATTACATGGTCGAGCACTATCAAGAACACCAGGTTGAACTCTCGTTGAAAGAAGCGTGCGACGATGTAGAAAACTATTTGTACACCGAACAACTCAAGGGTACAAAAACAAAGAAGATTGGTTCACTATTCCAACAACGCCAAGAGTCAGGGAAACAGCCATCTCCCACACTCACAGGGAACAGTACAGCCAATCCAGTGCAGTCAACACAGCGGCGCATGACTCCAGAAGAATCTCTGAAGAATGCAGCCCAACTAATCAAATGGAATTAAGGAAAATTTATGGCTTTAGACATGACGAGTTTTGATGCGGCCCTCAAAGCCCATTATACCGACGACGCAGTTATGAACATGACCTACTCGGACAACCCACTCTTCGCTCTCGTTAGCAAGATGGAAAACTTCGGTGGTAAGAATCTGCCTGTCCCCATCCTCTACGGTAACCCACAAGGCCGGTCTGCTACTTTTAGCACCGCCCAAACTCTGGGTGCTTCCAGCGCCTCTTCGATCGACGACTTCATCTTGAC